CCTATGGGGCGGACGTTTCCTCAAAACAGCCGATCTATTCAGATAGAAAAATCACGTGGAGGTGAAATATATGTCGGAAGAAATAATTAAAAATCAGCCAGGAACATCAGGCGATCTAGGTGGAACAGCACCTGGAACAGCCCAAGCACAAGGTGCATTCGCATCTGGTTCTGATGCTGGTGAAAACGTAGCAGGCAACTATGCAAACGGTGGTGTTTTAGGTAACATCGCAGAAGCATCATTTGGCTCTACATCAGGAGTTAACGCAGTAAATCCTTCAGGTGATACTGGAAGCGGTATCTTACGCCCTGAACAAGCACGTCGTTTTATAGACTATGTGTGGGACGCAACTGTATTGGCTAAAGATGGTCGCAGAGTGACCATGAAAGCAAACACAATGGAACTTGAAAAAGTTAACGTTGGAGAACGTGTAATCCGTGCAGCCTCACAAGGCTTGGGCGAATACACAAACGCTGGTGCAACATTCTCAAAAGTTGAATTAACTACAAAGAAAATTCGCTTAGACTGGGAAGTATCATCAGAAGCACTTGAAGACAATATTGAAGGTGCAGCATTGGAAGATCATATCGTAAGATTGATGACCAACGCTTTCGGTAATGATATCGAAGACCTTGCAATTAACGGAACAGGAACAGGTTCAAATGCTTTCACTAGCATCATGAACGGTTTCGTAAATCAAGTAACAGCGAACACTTCAGCAGCACACGAGTCAGTAGCCAACGTAGTATCAAATGCTTGGACAACAAACGTATTGCAAGACATAATTCTTGCAATGCCACGTAAGTACCGTGCACTTAAGAATAATCTTAAGTTCTACGCAGGTACAGACGTTTTCCAAGGTATTGTTAAAAACAATGGTACTCTTGCCGATGCAATTGCCGAAGCCTTTGTAAATAAAGGTCCAGGTACAGAAGCAAATCGTCAAGCATACCTTGATGGTAACGCACAAACATTCGGAGGAGCACGTACAACACGTGTACTCGGAATTGATGTTCAAGAAGTTCCTTACTACCCTGCAGGATATGTCGATTTGACATTCCCTGCTAACCGTGTATGGGGTTTCCAACGCGACATCACAGTTAACCGCGAATACAGACCAAAGAAAGATACTGTAGAATATACAGTTTTCGTTCGTTTCGGTATTCAATGGGAAGAACTAGATGCAGTCGCTTATGCGGATGCAGCAGGCGAATAGCCTAATCTGTAATACAATTTTAAGGGGAGTAGGATTAATTTCTTACTCCCTTTAATATTTAATTAAATGATATAATACTACAAGGAGGAATATATGTCAGAATTAGACAACGATTTAAATTTACAAACACCAGAAACAGTTGAAGAAAATACTATTCAAGATGCAATTGTTGAAGATGTTGTAGAAGAAGTTATAGAAGAAATCCAACCAGCATTGTTAGCCCCAGGCGAAGCATTAATTCCAGAAGACAAAAAAGAAGCAGTTGAAGACCTTGTTGAAGGACTTGCTCCATTATCAACTGGTGCCATTGGTGTTGGAAAACAACCAAGAACTAAAAAAGAAAAACCTGCTGCCCCTAAACAAGGTAAAGAAAAAGTTGCAATTAAGTCAACTAAGAACGTATCCTGGATGGGTGTAGGCCAAGTAAAAGTTGGTATCAACTACGTATCCGCAGAGGAAGCAAAAGAATGGTCAACACGTAATCACATTACAGTTTTGAAACCAGAAGACGTTGCAAGGGAATACGGCTTATAAACAATGGAAGCATTAAGGGTTCCACCATACCCACTAACACTAAAGTTTGATGTCCCAACAAGTGGAGATATCTACACTCTTAGATTACAGGATTTGGTGGAACACTTTGTTGAAGAATCAAATATAACTTCAGCAAACTTACAAATAACATATGTAATACCATTATCAAAAATAGAATTTGACAGAAAATATGAAGTTAAGATTTTAAATTCAGATGAAGAAATAGTGTTTGAAGATAATTTAGACATAGTAAGACCATATACTGACCCTAATAAACTTGGAACTACCGCTTCAGAAATAACAGAAGCAAAATATAACGAACTTATTGCAAGATCAATTATTGACTCATTTGTTGTTGATGGTTTTTATAATCAAAAGGTTATTGTTCAAACAGTTGGAGAAGGATTGGATTATATACCTTTGTGGGTAAATGCTTATAAGGTATTGAGAGTTTATGAAAACGATGTTTTAATTTTTGATGTTGATGAAGAAACAAACGATAGATATTTTAAATTATCATTAGATAACTCTGCTGTACAAGAATATATTCCTAATTCAACAGAATCATTAAATAGATTAGAAAAAACTCTACCAAATCTTCCAGTATCATACGGTGATTTAGGGTATTATGGTTGGGATACTGTTACTTTTCCTACAGGATATGACTATACATTAGTTCTAGATGCTGGATATAAAACAATTCCATCAGATATTCAGGCAGCAACAGAAATGTTAGTTAATGATATTAAATGTGGAAGACTTGATCAATATAAAAGATATGTTGAAGAATATCAAACAGATCAGTACAAAGTTAAATTTAATGCTAAAAAATTATTTAACGGTACAGGCAATATCATAGTTGATCAAATACTATCAAAATATACTAAGAACATTACTAGACTAGGAATACTATGACATGTTTAGACGACAACTTTTTATATCCCATGACAGCAGAAGTGTATTATTCATCAGTTGAGCAAGGTCAGTACGGTAATATTAAAAAGCAATGGTCAAAATTTAAAGATATAAAGTGTTACTTTGCATCTGGTAATGTTAAAAATAAAGAAGAGCAACAAGTACAAAATGTAGCAATCTTGTTTGACACAGTTTTAAGAGGTAGAGTTCCAAACGATATTAGATTTGATGATATGAATGGTGGAATTGCATTAACTAATCTTCTTATAACAAATATATCAGATGGAGAAGGTAACCCTATATATGTTGAAACAGGTGGGGTTCGTGCTGGTAAATCAAGTCTTTTTGAAATTGCAACACTAAGCCCATACTCTGGTTTGTTTGGAAAAACAGAATACTATAAAATTGTAATTAAAAGGTCTGATAGTCAGGCGATAGATTTATGATAACATTTAACACAAAACAATTTAAAAGAGATATGGACAATATTGTTCAATACTCAATGGGATTTTTAGAAGGAGTTGAGGGTGGCAAAAAGTTATTTTTAAATAATCTTGGAAAACAAACTATAGAGGTTTTGAAACAATTTGTTGACACCAACGCTAGGATAGATCCAGCAGCATTGCAACATGTTTATGAGTGGTATAAATCGGGAAGTCCAGAATCAAGATTATTTGATATACAATATACTGTTAGTGGATTAGGATTATCAGTAATGTCAACATTTACACAATCATCTCAAGTAAGAAATGGATCTACAGAACCGTTTTATAACAAGGCAAGAATAATGGAAAATGGTGTGCCAGTTGTGATCAAACCTAAAAAATCACCTGTACTGGTTTTTGAACAAGATGGAGAAACAGTGTTTACTAGAAATGCAGTTACTGTAAACAGTCCTGGTGGAGAAGATGCACAAGGTAGTTTTGAGTCAACTATAGATATGTTTTTTCTACAATATTTTAAACAATCATTTTTAAAAGCATCTGGTTTATATGATTATATAAAAAGACCACAAGTATTTAAAACTAATATGGCAGCGGGAAAACGCAGTGGTAAGGGTGTTGGATATTCAACTGGATATAAATGGATTTCTAATGCGGTGATTGCATAATGCCTGCTACAATACATCATCCACCTTCACTAATTAATGCTTATTTACAAAATAAGATTAGTGAGTTTTTTGATCAAGATTTTACTATACCGTTTTTTCCTACTAGCCCAACAGACATTGCTGCTCTGACTGAATCATTTCCAAACTCTGAAGGAACATTTGCAGTATATGACAGAATGTTTAGAATGAATAGAAAGACATTTCCTCACATATATTGTGAACAAATAATGTATTATTTTTATAACTTTGGTGACGACGCAGTTGAAAGAACAATCATTATAAGTCAAAAAATTCAAGATCTCTTAAACGCACTGGATGAGTCCGCAGTTGATATAAACAAATGGATAAGAGATAATCAGGACACAGTTATACCTGGCCCAAATATAGCACTTAAGGATATGTCCCTTCCCCTATATTTTCACACCTTTAAAACCTACCAACTTCAAGAGACTAGAGACATCATAGACTTTGGAACAGCCAGAACCTTTGCGGGAAACAAGATTATCTTAGATTACGATTGGCACAAATATTCAAACATTTCAGAAGAAGATAAAGGGCAGTTTTCCTCTAGATTCTAATAACAAAATGGTGTTATACTTGACCTTGAGGAAACATCGCTTTACAACTAAATAAGAAAACCCTTTACAAGGAGAGGTGAAATAAATGGCATATTCTCGTGGATCGTCCAACAACATTATCGTTGGTGCAGCCGCATTGTTTACATACAATGCTGGTGCTTTAGCACAAACAATTGGTACTGTCGGTGGACCACTACCAGCATTTGAAGCAACAACATCATACAAAGATACTTTGGCTGATGATACTGACTTCACAAACGTAGGTTATACCAGCAATGGTATCGAACTTACATTCCAACCGTCTTTCGGTGAAGTTCAAGTTGATCAAGTTCTTGACGTTGCTCGTCTTTTCAAAGACGGCATGCAAGTATCTTTGGCAACATCATTTGCAGAAGCAACACTAGAAAACCTTCTAGTGGCAGTAGCAGCAAACGTAAATGATTTGGACGTACTTACAACATCGGCAGCAATTGGTTTAGGAAGCCAAAGTTTCGACATCAACTCAGGTGAACTAGGCGACGTTCCTCTAGAACGTGGTATAGTAGCCGTTGGTCCAGGAACTGGTGACCCATCAGTCGATAAGGAACGTATCTATATCGGATACCGTGCTTTGTCAATCGAAAACGTAGTAGCATCAGCAAAACGTGATGCAGCATCTATGTTTGACGTAACTTTCCGTATGTTACCGTTAGATGACGGTATGTATGGTAAGATTGTTGATCGTACAATTACAGTTTAAGTAATTTTACAAGATTAGCCCACCCATAAAACGGTGGGCTTTTCTATTTGATATAATGGTTTAATGGCCACAAAAGTTTATGAAGAAAATGTTATCGAATTAATCGACGGTACAGAAATAACAGTTGGCCCATCAAAAATAAAATACCTAAGAGGTATATTAGACAGTTTTAATAAAATAGATAAAGATAGCACAGAAGATGAAGCCATAGAGATGATGGTTGAGTCTGTTAGAATTGCAATGCAAGAGTTTTATCCATCTATTTCTGATTCAGTAGAACTGATAGAAGATAACTTAGATATAAAAACAGTATACAAGGTTTTGGAATATTGTGCTGGAATAACAATAAGTAGTGAAAAAGAAGAGACTATTGAAAGTCAGGCTAAATCAGAAAGTAGTGGGTCTAGTTGGCAAGATCTAGATTTGGCCAAATTAGAATCAGAAGTATTTTTAATAGGTGCTTGGAAAAATTATGAAGAACTAGAACTTGCATTATCTATGCCAGAGTTAATATCTATTCTTGAAGTAAGAAGAGAGTTTGATCATAATGATAAAAAATTTGCAGCGGCAATGCAAGGAGTAGATATAGACAAAGATAAGAGTGATAATGCTTGGGAAAATATGAAAAAAAGAGTATTATACAATGGAAAAGATGCCAACGACATAACAAACCTTCGTGGAGCCAAAGCAAAGAAAGCAGGGTTTGGGATTGGGAATGGTTTGGAGTATGAAGAGGTTGTTGGTTAAAATATAGGTCCTCTGTGATATAATTAAGGTTAACCTTATAAGGAGGAAAAATGGCAACTACTGTTAACGAAGAAAAAACAGTTACGCTTATTGACGGCACTAAAATCAAAGTAAGACCACTGAAAATTTCTCTCCTACGTCCTTTTATGAAGAAATTCGAAGGTGTAGCAGCGGTCGCAGAAGATAACGAAAAATCAATGAACATATTAATGGAATGTATTCAAATTGCAATGAAACAATACAAACCAGAACTTGCAGAAGACTTAGCAGCGTTAGAAGAAAATATGGATCTTCCAACGGTATATCAAATTATTGAAGAGGCATCTGGTGTTAAACTATCAGACGCAGCACTTCTTAATAATTTACCATAAAAACTAAATAAAGAGGTACTAATGAATGGCTGATGTAGAGTCCAATATAAAAATTGGTATTGACACTGGTGAAGCGTTAACGCAATTAAAAGCGTTACAACGCCAGATATCAGCCTTTCACACCTCAATGGCAAAAACAGGTGCTGCAGGTGTTGCAGTATCTAATAACCTTTCTCAAAACCTAGCAAATCAAATAAACGCTGGCGGCAAATTCTATGCCGAAATGAAAAAGATCAGAACAACTACTGACGCTTTTAATACAGCACTAGAAAAAAACCAATTTACAATGAAGGAATACTTCAGGTATGCTGGTGCTTCTACAAAAAGTTTTGGTAAATTATTTAAATCAGAATTTGACACAATCAATAAAGTTGCAAGAGAAAATGTAAAAACATTACAAACCCAATATATTAAAATGGGTAGAGATGCAAGTGGTGCACTTAAAGCAATGTCTATTCGTCCACTAGCACTGGATATGAATGACTATGCAACTAAAACAGCAATGGCTGCTCAGCGTCAAGCATTATTAAACCAATTATTAAAACAAGGATCCACCAATCTATTAAACTTTGGTAAGAACACACAATGGGCTGGTCGTCAACTTATGGTTGGTTTTACAATACCATTATTATATTTTGGCACAGTTGCAGCAAAAACTTTTATGCAACTAGAAGAGCAGGCCATTAAATTTAAGCGTGTTTACGGTGATATGTTTACAACAACAGCAGATGCTACTAAAGCATTAAAGGATGTTCAACTACTTGCAAACGAGTTTACTAAGTATGGGGTGGCCGTTGCAGATACTATGAAGATGGCTGCTGATGTGGCTGCAACTGGTAAAGTTGGTGCAGATTTAATGGCACAAGTAACACAAGCATCTAAACTTGCAGTTCTTGGTAACATTGATCAAGCAAAATCTTTAGATACTTTAATTTCTTTAACTTCAACATTTGGTATTGCTTCTGAAGATTTAGCAAAAAATATTGACTTTTTAAACGCAGTAGAAAACCAAACTATTCTTAACATTGATGATTTAACAACTGCAATTCCTAAAGCGGCACCAGTAATCAAACAACTTGGTGGTGATGTTCAAGACTTAGCATTCTTTATGACTGCAATGCGTGAAGGTGGTATTCAGGCTGGAGAAGGTGCTAACGCATTAAAGTCTGGTTTGGCATCTTTAATTAATCCAACCAAAAAGGCATCAGAATTTCTTGGTGGCATGGGCATTAACCTTAAAGGAATTGTGGAAGCAAATAAAGGAGACGTTAAAAAACTTGTAATAGATTTTGGTTTGGCCTTAGACAAGTTAGAACCATTAAAGCGTGCTCAAGCAATTGAGCAACTATTTGGTAAGTTTCAGTTTGCTCGTATGTCTACATTATTTCAAAATGTTATTAAAGAAGGAACTCAGGCTCAAACAGTAGCACAATTAACCAGTGCAACAGTCGAAGAGTTAGCAATATTATCTGAGCGAGAAATGAAAAAAATTGAAGACTCACCAATGTATAAATTTAAGAAACAAATTGAAGACTTAAAAGTTACCTTAGTTCCTATTGGTGCAGAATTCCTAAAAGCGTTAACTCCAGTTGTTGAGTTTTTCTCAAAAATATTAAATAAGTTTAATGACTTTAGCGACGGTACAAAACAATTTATAACATACTTTACAGCAATCCTAGCAGGTATAGGACCAGTAGTACTTATGTCATTTGGTTTGCTTGCTAACGGTTTGGCAAATATAATTAAAGGATTTACAGCCATTAAGGGAGTATTTAATAGGGCTGGACAATCATCTACCGTTCTGGGAATGCAAACAGACTATCTTACACAACAACAACTAGAGGCTGCCGCAGTTGCTGCTTCATTAGATCAAACACATATGAAGTTAACTCAAAGTTTTAATTCAGAAGCAGAAGCAATTAAAAGACTTGCAGCATCATATAATCAAGCAGTTGCAGCACAACGTGCTTTTGGTTTGGGCGGGGTACCAGGAAAGGGACCTAGACCTCAACCTAAAGGATATGAAAGCGGCATAGTAAGTGTACCTGGACCAAAAGGTGCAGGAGATGTAGTACCAGCAATGCTTTCACCAGGAGAGGCTGTAATTCCAGCAAAACAAAATAAAAAATTTGGTGGATTAGTTAAAGGAATTATTGCTAATAATATACCTGGTTTTAATACTGGAAATCCAAATGTTGGTGTGTATCCAGAATATGCAATTAGATTACAAAATGCAAGTGAAAACATGAGTCAAAGAGCATCTGGAATTGCTAATGTTGCACAAGTATTATCTCCATTAGCATTAAGAGTTGGAGAAGCAAGAGGTATGTCACCTTCAGTGTCAGAAATAGGACAAGGAAGTTTTGATCCAATAATGAACGAATATGAATCAATTACTCAAAAATTTGTTGATAGGTTAAATATAGAATTTGATGAAACTTATTCAAATATACAAGACACTAACGAAAGATTTAGAGAATCTTGGAGTGCTGCAGGAAGATCAGTAGAATCAGATGTTAATAAAATTACAAACGATGTTGATAAAGGTGTAGTTAGAAAAACATTTGGACTAGATCCAGACTTTTATGGAACTATAGCAACAGATGTAGCAAACAATCGTTCTCGTCAAGGTGCATTCCTTAAATCATCTGGAGCACCAAGATCATACTCATCACTTAGAAAATCAGCAAAAGCATTATATGGTAGAAAAACTGGAATGAGTGCTGAAGATATGCAAATGGGTCATGTTTATGGACCTACTCAAAGGCCAATTAGAGAATTGTTAAATAATCCTGGAAGATCAAAACAAGTAGAAAATGTAGCCAGACAGTTAGGAGTTGACATAGTAGAAGACGTTGTTGTTGGAATTAATCAAGCAGCACAAATTAGTTCACCATCCAAAAAAACTAGACAATCTGGAAGAGATATGGCAACAGGTTTTATTTTAGGTGCTCAAGAATATATAGATGATGCAAGAAGAACAGGACAGCAAATTGCACAAGCAACGGTATCAGGTGTTGCTTCTTCACAATCAGCAAATGCTTTGTATGGAAAATCAACTGGTATTACAGCAACAGACAAATCAATTAGAAGACAACAGGATAAACTAGCAAAACAAAATCAACTTATTAATGTTGCCAGAACTGCAGGTACTGACTCTAAAACAAAAGGTGCCATAGGACAAAGAGTTTCTTCTGGTATGGGAACTGCATCAATGGCTGCTTCTACGGTTGCAATGATGGGTTCAATGGCACCTGGGAAAATTGGTGAAATATCTCAAAAATTAATGATGCCATTAATGGCTCTTACTATGATAGCCCCACTACTTACTTCTAAATTTGGTGCATTAGCAGTTGGCGTTGGAGCAATTGTTGGCTTATATGTTCAACAAAGAATGGCAATGGACAAAGCAAGAGATGCAGCAATTGATTTAGCAGAAAAAACTGGAGCATCTTCTAAGAGTATACAAGAGTTAGCAGAATTTGCAGGTAATGTATCTGCTTCAGAAATAATGAATAGAAGAAGATCTGAAGGTATTAAACAGTATCAAACAGTTCAAGGTAAAACTACATTTGGTGAATCTTTTGTTACTGGAGAAAAAGGTCAAGCACTAACTAAAGCAGTTGGACAAAACATTGCTGCTAATGGAGTTTCTGGTGCAGGAGGATCTCTAACAAGTCAACTAGCCACAGCAGTAACTGCTGGAGCATTATCAGCACAAGAAGCAAGATCTATTGCACTTAACATGGGAGACCAAATGGGTAATATGGCATTTGGACTTAAAGTAAATGCTGAATTAACAAAACTGTTGGGACCTAATGGTGAAAACTTAGTAAAAGATCCACTAAAAGTAAGAATGGAATTGGTAGATCAAGGAAACAAACAACTACAAATGTCAAATGCTGCAGCAACAAGAGCAACCAGAGTTACAGGAAAAGATGTAAAAAGTTTTGGAGGAAACGTTGCAGCAGGTGCAGGTGCAGGAGCATTAGCAGGTGCAGTAGTTGGTTCAGTCGTTCCTGTAATTGGAACTGCTATTGGTGCTGGAGTTGGTACTGCAGTAGGTGCCATTGCTGGTGGAATAAGAGGCATGACAGAAAGAAAAACAAGAATGTCTGCCGCTGCTGGTGGAAATTTGGCTATGTCTGCAATTGCTTTACAACAAAACCAACAAATGTTAGATGGCTTACAAGTTGAATATGAAAAAAGAATTGAAATTGCTAGGGCTGCAGGAGATACTGCAAAAGCAGATAAACTTCAAAATGAATATATAACTAGTAGACAAAAGTTATTAGATAAACAACAAGAAACAACACAAATAATTGATGACAATTTTGCAAATAGCAGTGGTGCAATGCAAAAAGCATATCAGGCTTCAGCAGATAAGATGGCTACAAAGGCATATGAAGGTACAATGTTTGGAGATGTTGTTCCATTAGCACAAGACGCTATTGCTGCTTCTCAAGGTAGCAAACTTGCTAAAATAAGGTTAACAATGGAAATGGCAAATAAAAATATAGATCCAGCAACTATGATATCTTTATTAGATTCTTTTGGTGATAACAAAAAAGACCTTGATGCAGTTATGAATATAATAACAAAATTTGGTGGAACCTCAGCAGCAAGAGTTGAACAAATATCTTCATTGTTTTTAGATAGCAAAGGTGAAATAGATAAAGAAGCACAAAAGAATTTCTTACTTAATGTTGAAGGTGCAGCAAATGATCAAGAAGCACAAGACACTATTGATTTTTACGAACAATTAACAATGACTGGTGGAGAACTAGACATTGCTTATTTAGTTAATTATTATGAAAATAATAAAGATGCAAGAGATAATCTAAATAATTTGTATGATCAGATTAAAGAAAATAAAGGAAAGTTAAGTTATGATGTTGCAACTACATTTTTACCACCAGAATATTTGGGTGCAATTGATAAAGAATATTTTGATAAATTAACTGAAAATGAAAGACAGGTTTATTTAAATGAAATTGCTACTGTTATGTCTATACAAGATAAGACTGTTTTTGATGGTGACCCAGAAGTTCAAAAATGGTTAGGTGAACCAGCCAGTATTGGTGGGGGAGAAAAATATAGAAACGCATCTTTTCCAGTTCAAAAGCAACAATACGCAAATGCACTTGGACAAAAGAAAACAAACGCAATGGATCCTACTGTAGCAACTCCAACTGAACCTGAAGATGATGCTGGAAGTGGCGGGGGACCAACAGGGTCACCATTAGACGACATAGTAAAGAAACTAAGAGACGTAAGAAAGGCTACCCAGGAACTCACAGTAGGTTGGGATGCCTCTGGAAAGGCCTTAAAGAAACTCTCCAAAGAGACACTAGGGTTTGGTGGTTTGGCACAAAAACTTAGAGGTCAAGGTGCGAATCAAAATACTATTGACTTTATTACTGGACTATCCGCAGAAGACTACGATAAATATAAATCAATGTTTAAAGATATAAATGAGTTACAAAAAGCACTAAATGATATTGCTCTTGGAGATTTTCAAAATGATCAAGAAAAAATTGTTGCACAATCAGAAGATCAAACAGCAGCGTTTAACAAATTAGTTGCTGCTGGAATGCCAGTTGCTGATGCTTATGAGGCAATTAAGAATGATGCTTTTGCAGCAGCAGTTGCTTCTGACAAAACAAATAAAAGTTTAACAAGTATAGTTTCATCTAAGGCAAAAGCAATTGCAGCACAATTTAGAAATGCTATGAATATTGGAAACTACGGAGAAGCATTTGATCCTGGCTATAATGCAGCAATGAAGTATTTTGAAATACAAGAAAAAATGATTAGGCTTGCTAAAAAGAGTGAAACAGATAGACAACAAAAAATAGTTGATAATGCTAATTCTCAAATAAAAATAGCACAGCGTGTTCAAGCAGCAAATGATTATTTGGTGGCAAGATATGATGATGGATTAAAAACAATAAATGATGAAGCAGAAAAAATTAATAAAAAATATGATAAACAATTTGAGTCATTAGATAAAATACAAAAGGTAAATGAAATTATTGCTAGACAAGAACAAGGAAGGTTATCTGTTGCACAGGCTTTGTCTGAAGGAGATGTTTATGCAGCGGCAAGGGCAGCACAAGAACTTCGTGCACAAAATGCAGCAAACTCATTAGAGCAACAAAGAACTGGTATGGAAAATGCAAGAGACAATCAAATTAATGGTTTGACTTCAAATGGATTAACAAGAGATCAATTAGAAGAAAAAATAAAAAACTTAAAAGAACAAAATTATAGAATTGAGCAAGACACTATTGCACCTCTACAAGAACAAGCAAGATTAGCACAAGTACAATTAGACATTATAGAAGATAAAATAAAACAAGATGTTGAATCTTTAAGGTTGGCTGGATTAACTAAAGACCAATGGGAAGAACAAAATACTAGAATACAGGCAGCAGAGTTTGCTACAGGAAAATATAATGATGCAATAGCACGTTCTAAACAAGCAGTAGATGAGTTGGCAGGTTCATGGGACTCAGTTATTGCAAAAATGAATTCTTATAACAATAACCAGGTAGATCTTACTGGACCTAGTGATTCAGGACCACCAGCACCACCAGTAGATCCAGGAGTAGATCCAAAACCAAAACCAAAACCAAAACCAAAACCAACTGTAAGTATTGCAAAACCATCAGGTGTAATCAATTCAAAATTTCCAACAGTAACCTATTCAAATATTATGGGAAGCGGTAGTGGTGTTAATATTGGAACTTCAAGTAAAGCGGTTATGGGTGGAGGAAAAACTCTTGCACCACAAACATGGCAACAGGCTGTTGCAAAAGCAAATAATATAAATGTATTACCAAGCACTAAAAAGAAATACATGGGTGGAATGATTTCTAAATTTGCTTCTGGTGGTTTTGCAGTTGGTACTGATACCGTGCCAGCAATGCTAACTCCTGGTGAATTTATTGTAAGCAAGTACGGTGTGGATAAATTCGGGGTAGATAACTTAAAGGCAATTAATAAAGGTAATAACCCTTTATCATCTTCAGTGTATAATTATAACTTGAGTGTTAATGTTAAGTCTGATGCAAACCCTAACGAGATTGCTAGAACGGTAATGATGCAGATTAAGCAAATAGATTCTCAAAGAATTAAGGGGAATAGAATATAGTGGCAACTTTAAATTACCTTGCTGGTAGAAAGAAATATGGTAGACCCCAAGCACTCTTGTTTGCAGATACCCCTGGAACCCTTGTTCAAGGCACAGGTGGGATGATTCACCTACCTGATGGGTACGAAGTAAACGCAGTACCAAATCCTGTTGAGAGCAGTAGATTTATTATTTTGTCAGATCATAATCGTGGTCCAATAGATATTAAAAATAATAGACTTGAGCAAAAAGAAAGAACTATTAATGGCAAGATGAGATCATTTTATGTTGCAGATAAAAATACTTTTTCTGTAAGTTGGCAAAACTTGCCATCTAGGTCTTTTTCTAGTTTTGCAAATTTTAATGAAGATACTGGAACAGAAAATACTAGTTTAGATAAGTATACTGTAGATGGTGGAGCAGGAGGAAATGAGTTATTAGATTGGTATTTAAATCATAAAGGTTCTTTTTATCTGTTTATTGCATATGATAATTATATTAAAATAAAAAATCAAGACAATACATACAACAGACTTGGTGAGTATCAAGAAGTTGTAGAAGTATTATTCTCAGATTTTTCATACAGTGTAAATAAAAGAGGATATAGTAAACATGATTTGTGGGATGTAAGTTTATCTTTGGAAGAAATATAATGTTTATAAAAGAAGACATAAAAGAAATTTTTGAAAGTTCAAATACTGTAGGTGTAAAAGGCTTAGTTTTAGCAGAGTGGAACTTAAATAGTTCAGAAAATTTATTAAAAATAGGTAACTATAGATATAGACCATTAGAAAACTCATCTAAGTATAAACAAATTTTTGATTCATATGATTATAAAGATACTGGAAACTTTTATACTAATGCAACGGATGCAGATATTATTGTAGATGGTGGTGTGGATGATGATGACGAACCACAAATGTTTATTTCAAATAGAGAAAAAGAATCTCAATTATTTTCATTAGAAGATTGTTTTGGTAAATTTAGACCACGATCTGGAATCAATAAAATAAGATATTTTAATAACAAATATTTTCATAATCCTAATTCATATTTATCAGATAGACCAAGATATTATATGTCAGACAAAAGAGATTATTTTAAATATTGGAGTTCTTATAGAACTGAAGACGGAATTGAAAGAGGTATAGCAAAAAATATATCAAATGGTAAAAACTATATAGATGATGTTGCACCGTTTGTAGTATATAAAAATAGCATACCAACTAATAGAATAGTTATTAAGATGCAAACTAACGTAGGAAGCACTAATCTTGGATCTTTTTCTACAGTTTCGGGAAGTATAGGTGATCCGTTTTATGGATATGAAAATCAAACAACACCGTCAATTTGGAAAGTACAAAAACTAATTAATAATATTTGGACAGATTTAATTAATTTTGATCAAAATTCTACAAGAAGTGATGGAAGTAAAGTAATCAAATCTGATGGACATGTTGAATTAAAGTATGGAATTGTTACTCCATTAAAATATAAAGACAGTTTTAATTTTATAAAAATTTTATTGTCTAGTTCACAACTACCATTAACAGGAAATTATGGAGATGCATTTTTAGTAAGAGACGATTATAGTGGAGTAGTGGGAACACTGTATATTTACAATGGGTTAACGTATGAAGAATTTTCAGCAGATTATAGTTGGTCTTTATTAGAAAAAGAAGTAGATAAATCATCTTTTGTTACAGAGTTGTCTTCACCTTTTTCTTATTTTGATAACAATGAAAAAAATATTAAATATAACGAATTTGAATATATAGATGGTTTAAGAGTTATTGTAACAACTATGAACAAGTTTGATAGTGTTTTTGATTTAATAGAGTTATCTCCTAGACTAGTAGCAGACATTACTGATAATGTTATTAACTATACATTAAACAAGTCTATATCTGATTTAAATTTAAATGGTTTACCAGTTGGCCAATTGTTGGCTTCTGGTGGAAACTTAGAAATTATTGATCCATCTTTAGCATTTAATAAAAATAATAACTTAAGCATAATTTCTCAATATTTAAATAATAATGTTAAGTTTAGTTTTTATGAAGAGGTATTCACTGGATCTAACGATAATAATTACATACCATTAAAAAAGTTTTATTCAGATAACATACCACAAACAGACATAAAAAATGGAAAAACTTCTGTAGAGTTAAGAGATTTATATTTTTACTTAGAACAAATAAATGCCCCTAACCTATTTTTAACTAATGTTTCTGTTAATTTTGCAATTTCTCTTTTATTAGATTATGCTGGATTTTCTAATTATAAATTTAAAAAAATTGACGATGAAAAAGAGTTAGTAATCCCTTTCTTTTTTTGTAATGACGAAAAAAATATTGCACAGGTTTTAAATGATTTAGCAGTATCTTCTCAGTCTGCAATGTTTTTTAATGAAGAAAATGATTTAGTCGTAATGAGTAAAAATTATACTGTTCCAAAAATAAATGATAGATCAGTAGATATGGTTCTTTACGGTTCAAACAATGTCCTTGTTAATAAAAAAGAAAGTATAATTAATGCATCTCTTGTAGATACAAAAGTTTTAAATTCAGGAAACATTAACTATACAACTAGATACATTCAAAAAACTTTAGGATCAATAAAGCAAGCAACTCTTTTAGATAAAGAAAAAACTTGGGTATACAAGCCAACACTTTTGTGGGAAGTGTCTGGAAAAAATAATACTAAAACTGTTAATGAATCAGCAAGCACTATGTCTTCTTATATTCTTTCAGCAATACCACTTGCGTCTTCATTAAATGATATTGCTCCAGTAATTGAAAACAATACTTTAATTAATAACACAATAGATCTTGGAGAAAATGTATATTGGTTAGGAAACTATAATGGTTATTTTTATTCAAACGGAGAAGTTATAAGATACGATGCTGTTGAATATAATGTTTCAGGATTTGGTAATCTATGGATAACAAACGTTCAAGATTATGAAAATTATTTTTCACAACTTCCATTTAATGGAAAAATGTATCCAACTGGATTAATAAGAATTTATACAGAACTAGACTATGTAGAAAAAAATGGAATTAAGATTTTAAAAAATGGCAATGTTATTAAAAATGGAAGAGCACAATTTGGTACAGAAATAACTAATCATTATGCAGGATTAGATCCATATTGGGTTAATAACGATAATATTAGAGGATGCAATATGTATTCTGAGTACTTGTTTTCAGATAAAGATTTAGATAAAACCGTTGTTGTTGGCCCTGCTGGAATAAGCAATAATATAGCAAAACAAACTACAAGAACAAGTAAGATTAAAAACTTTTTGTCAAGTTCTTATGTTTCAGAATATGATAATAAGAATTCAATAAATAACAAGTCTGGCAGTGTTCAGTCTTCTGCTTTAGTTATGACTGGCCCTTCATTTACTTTTGAACAGAAACCTATTGATTACATTAACTATGTGTATAAGCCATTAAACAACAAGTTTAAACATTTTGGAACTAGACTAAGGATAATCGGTAATATTGAAAACAATGAAGTTCGAGGTCAATCACCTGTAGGAAGTATGACATATTACGTATCTCCAGGAAGTGAGCCATCTCAAAATATCAGTATTGGTGGTGGTTCTGGCGGGTTAGGAATTATGGTTAATCCATCAACCAACGTTGGATATTATTTTGAAATAGTTGCATTAACAGAAAACAATATAGAAAAATATAGTAATGGATCTAATATTGCCAATTTATTGTTTTATAAAGTAGGAAAAGATAGCGAAGGAAACCTTGGGGTGCCAGTAAAACTTTGGTCTGGTTCAACAAATATTTTAGTTGACGACGGTAACTTTACTGGTCAATATAGAATGACAGGTGAAGAAAATCCAACAGTATACGATATAGCAGTTGAATATCTAGATATAAACCAAACAAGAAAATTTTATTTGTATATAAATAATAACATAGTTGCCATTGTAGATGACGCAAGTCCACTTCCAATTTATAACAATATGTGTATTTTTACTAGAGGAACATCAAAGGTTATGTTTGAAAACATTTTTGCACTTGGTAGTAACTATGCAAAAAATATGGAAGAGAGTTTAGATGTCCCTTTTAATAAAATATTTGACAATCAAGAGTTAACCTCTAATGAAGCATTTAGAAAACATGCTCTTAGTTCAGTAGTTCAGTCTACACATCTATCTGGAATTAGTCCAGCAGAGCCACCATCTTACAATTTTTATTTTGATGAATTTGGATCAATAATGAGAGAGTGTGCATATTTTAATGTTAAATTTGATAAAGCATATCCAGCATTATATTCAAGAATATCTCCAACCTTTAATCAAATTAAGGGATATACTGTTTCAGGATTTGTGCCAGACGCCTATGGAGCAGAGTTTTTAATTTTTAATGCTACTGATACGGCTTTGTCTTTAGATGAAACATCTGGAAACTATTTAAGAATTCAGGGAGTTGCCTTTACTCAATCAACTAACAACACATTAACTGTGGATGACTATTATAAAGAAAATTCAAATAATATTAAAACGCAATACTTAGATGATGCAACTATACAATCAAATGTAATCTCAAAAAATAAATATGATAAATTAAAAAATAGTAAATCAAAGTATGGAACAAAAGAATTTACTATTGATGTTCCCTACGTGCAATCACGTGATGAAGCAGAGTCTTTGCTTGGCTGGATTGTTGACAAAACAATAGATCCTAAGAGTGCAATTAGTCTAGATATTTTTGCTACACCAATAATTCAATTGGGAGATTTGATAAGTATATATTATAAAGATTTAAATGACGAAAGTGTTATAGCAGCAGAAGATAAAAGGTTTGTTGTATATAATATTACATATTCAAGATCTTCAATTGGCCCAACAATGAAGATATTTTGTTATGAGGTTTCAGATGAGTGACGCAACCCCTAATACACCACAGGTAATTTATGATTCTAAAAATAATAATTCATTAGTTAAGGTTGCAGATCCACAATATATAATTGTTGGAGATCAAGAAGTATCAATAGACATAATGTCTAACATTATATTTGAAGAAATTGGTAGTCAAGAAATTATTAATATTGATAGAAATGATACTGTTTTTGGATCCACTCTTTTGCATGAAGGAATTCAAAATAATAACAAAATCTTACAAAACTATAACTCATATACTATGGCTCCTGTGTCTGGAACTTCTTATGAGTATTTTAAAAACTTTACAATTGATTTAGGTAAAAAAGTACCTAATGTTGGTAATGGACCAAATGGAGAAAACATATACATAGATCCTTCTAATGAAAATTTAGTTATAGAATTAGTAAACATGGAAAGTGATGAACAGGTAGAGATAAATATCTTAATTTCAGGAACTGGGTATTATGATACAATATAACTTAGGAGATTTTAATGATTACCGATAAAGGCAAAAGCATAATATCTAAATATTTGCTTGGACAAATTCCTTCTTATGGCTCTTACATAGCAGTTGGATGTGGAGCACGACCATTGGAACCATACGTAAGTGGTACATTACCAGATTATTCATCTAAGACTGAACTAGATTTTGAAATGTTGAGAGTTCCAGTTTCATCAAAGGGCATAGTAAATGAAGACGGTATATCAAAAATTGTTCTTACTGCAGAATTACCAACAGAAGAAAGATATGAAATAACAGAGGTTGGCCTTTACTCTGCAGGCTTTAATCCTATAACTGGATCATCAAATAGCAAATCGTTGCTATCTTTTACTCAATTTGAAAATTGGAAAGTTAATGGGTCTACTACACTAAACTTTGTTGCAGAGCCACTAGACGATCCTTTGATTTTAAATATAATAAAAGATTTTTTTACTATAAACAGCCAATCCCTAGAATTAGATATTTTTCAAACAAACGCTGACAATCCTATATTTTTAAATGACTCTCGATATCTTAGAAATGAAAGATCAAGATTTTTAAACAACATGGTTGTTATGAGAGGAGACTCCTCAACTTTTACTGGCTCAGCAGGATCTCTTGTTGGAGCGGGCAACTTTATTCAATTGTCTGGCACATCAATAGACTTATCTAAATATTCTACATCTGATGAACTTAGGTTAGCGTTTAGTGTATTAAATAAAGATGGAAATGATGCAGATATTGACACTTCAAAAATTGCAGTAAGAATTTTAGTAGAGTTTTTGGCTTCAACTGTTCCTAGTGCTTATGCAAGAATGGAAGCAAGGGTTGATCATGTTAACGATAATTCTGCTTTTGATTTTGATGTAAACAGATATTTTGTTGTAAATAAAGAACTTAAAGATATAAACATAACTCAGGGTTTTCCTTGGAAATCTGTTGATACAATTAAAGTTTATGCTCAGGTTCTTACTGGTGCATCAACTGCTAATACTGTAGATGATTCTTATTATGTAGCAATAGATGCTTTGAGAATAGAAAACAAAAATAATTTAAATCCAGCATACGGCTTGACTGGATATTCAGTAATAAGAAATGCTGATTCTTTACCTATAATTAAAAGTCCTAATACTAGCAACTACATAGAGTTTAGATTTAGTGTGGATGTTGAGTAATGGTTGATAGTAATATTAAAAAAATAACAATTCTTAAAAAAGATCTTCCTGATTATATAGGAGATAACGATAGTTTGTCTTATCAAATAAGATACAGAGTTGTGTCAGAAGATAAAAACAGAACCTCACACTGGTCACCAATTTATAAAGTTGGAGAAACTAGTACCTTTGAAGAAGTTGGTTTTGACATTGAAGATATTGCAGGAACGAGTATTCCTCATAATGTTATTATAAATGATATAGCACATCTTGCAGGAATTTCTTGGACTATGCCCGCACTTTTAATAACTAATCCAACCAATGAAGAAAAAATATTACAAGAAAAACAAGCGTCAATAAAAAATTTTGATATTTACGTTCAGTGGAAAACAGGTGGAACATACGGAAATTGGACATGGGTTGGAGTTTCGCAGGGTACTCAATACTCTATGACATATCCATCTACAGGGCCAACACATATGAAGTTTAGAGTACAAAAGATTACACAAGTTAAACAGGCTTTTGATGCTGCTACATATCTAATTAGTAGTGAACAAACCCTTTAATGGTATAATGGAATAACTATGGCTAGAATACCTCTCCCAAATCGTGGTCAACCACTTGATGTTGCCTATATGTATCAAATAGCAGATACTTTAAATACATTGTCTACTCAAGTTTCCCCTTCACTTAATAAATATTTAACAATAGATACTATATCTTCTGGAAAACAAGATGTGAAATCATCTGAAATGAGAATGGTTGGTGGATATGTAGAGGTTGCAAATAATAGTACAGTTAGTGCTGGAAACGAACTTCCATTTTCTTTAAGTT